AAAAGGCGCTGGTGGACAATAACCGCAACGAACAGTGGCGTAACCACTCGAACGGGGTGTGAAGCCTATTAGGAGGATCTATGGCAGATGAAAACTTAAATAAAATTAAAGTCTTGTTGTCGATAAGTGACGTAAAGCAAGACGATCTGTTAAATCTGTTGTTGGAAGATAACCAAGCGCGATTGTTGAGTTACATTAATCAAGATGGCAATAATCTGGTTAGTTATCCCACTGAAATATCTTGGTTATTACGTGAGATTACAGTTCGGCGTTTTAATCGCATCGGGGATGAGGGTAAGAGGTCATCTAGCGAGAGTGATGTGTCTGCAACGTGGAGTGATGATGATGTTGATGATTATGCAACTTACTTGAGAAAATATCGTGCCAAAAAAGGTGGTAACGGTATTACGAGGTTCGTATGAGATACAATGACCGCATTAAAATTATGACAACTGTTGAAACTGATGGACCATTGGGTCCAGTCAAAAAACAAGTATTGTCTGATTGGTTGCCATGTCGTATTACTGGCGTAAATCAGTACACTAACATGAATGTTTTTGGAAAGTATGACTCAACTGCGGTGGCCATTCATTTTAAAAACAAAGTTGGCAAGATTGACTATGTATTAATAAATGGTGTGCAGCGTAAACCACAAGCGATACCAAACACACGTGGGAACACGGTAGTTATCATTCAAGGGGTGTAGCATGTCTAGAATGACAATCCAATTCGATGGTGCAGATGATCTAATCAAACAATTCAATAGTCAACCAGAAAAAATCAGACGTGAAGCTGACAATATTGTTATGAACGCAGCTTTGAGAGTTGAGACGCGCGCTAAGACAATGGCACCTGTTGATACCGGTTATTTGAAACAGCACATTGCAGCACAAAAAACGGGTGATATGAGTGCAGATATTGATTCAAGTGCTAGCTATTCTATTTTTCTAGAAATGGGAACACGCAGAATGTCACCACACCCATTCATGAATCCAGCGATGAAACAAGAAGAATTATTTTTCTATCAGAAATTGCAGAATTTGTTGAAGGGAGGGCTTAGATGAGCGATAACTCACCAATGGTACAACTGTTGATTGATATTTTCAGCAAACTAAAATCAGGCAATATACCTGTATATAATCTGTTACCTGAGTCTGATACCCCAGAGCCGTTCCTTGTGTTGGGTTCTCACATGGACGATGACCAGCTAACAGCACGTAACGGACGGGAAACAGTTACGACAGAATTGCAGATTGATTTGTTTTATTCGATCAACGACAGACTAGCACTTGAAAATGATACTTATTCAATCAAGAGCGCAATTACACAAGCCACAGACAGAATCACACGTGTAACATCTCAAATATTGGTTGATAACTCAATTGGAAGAGATGTATACCATGTGATTTTTTCTGTGACAGCATATATTTAGGAGGAATTATGACAGTAGATATGGTTAAGGGCACGGCAACGCTTGCCAAAAAGGTATGGTATTTTATTCAATCAACGTCAGCAGCGGTTGGTAGTTCAGCGGTATTACCAGCTATGCAAACAGAAGGATCAGTAAGTATTGAGGGAGATTCAATTGACGAACAAACAAAGTTTGGCCGTATTGTTATGCCTTCTTCTAACGAAGACTCAATCGAACTGACGACATACGTTGTACCAGAAGATAAAGCAGTTGATATTATCACACAAGCTAAGCACAAAGGTGATCAAGTTAAGGTGTGGCGTGTTGTTGTTGATAAGCGATATGCCGAGAAAACTGGAACAGATCCGAATAGCAAGCAAGTATTCCCTGCAATGTTTGGTTACGCAGTTGTTGACAGCGTTTCATTAGATGACGGTGACAAGTTGATCACGGCCAAGTATAAGTTGAATATCATTGACAAGTTGAAAGAAGGTCAATTTGAATTAACTGATGATGAAATTGCAACATTAGACGCAATTTATGAGTACGAAAACCCTGGCGAAAAAACAGGTAACTTCGGTACAGACGAACAATAAGAGCTTCGGCTCTCTACATAAAAAGGAGATAACTCATGGAAGTAACAGTAGGTAAAAAGACAGACACTCTAAAATTCAACTATAAGGCATTGTTCAATGCAAATAAAGATTACAGCACCTATGATGCTAACAACAATAATATGGGTGATGGTGCTACCAATTTATTTACACGTATTTTAACTGGCGATACATCTGTAATCGTTGACATTATCAAGGTTGCAGGTGGCTTTGGAAAAATATCAGATGATGATTTATTTGATGCCATTGATGAAATTACAGAAGATGGCGCAAAGATTGATGAAGTATTAGCAGAATTAAAGGACGAGTTGAAAAATAGCGGTTTTTTCTTGAAGTCAATCACAGCGCAACGGGACGCGGTAGCAGAAGCGCTACCAATAGTGAAGTCAAAGGAACAAACAGACGAAATCAAGCAACAAGTGACGGCGATCGAACGTATTCTGAAATTGCTGAACGAAAATCTTTAATTGAGTTATTGGCTCGCTTTGGTATTTACGATACCGAGTGGGCTTTTTCATTGTACAAATGGGAATTGGACGCTGTTATCAAAGGTAGACAACTTGCACAAATTGATGAACGTGAGAAGTTGGCCGTACTAGCAACACAAATTGGTTACTTTGTGAACGCTGAAAAACCTAAATTCAAGGATATATTTAACCGCGATGAACTTGAAGCGTCGTTAGAAGGTGCCTACGATCCCCATAAGAAAGAAAAAACCGAACAGGAACGCTTGGAGCTATACAGAAAGGCACTAACTGTATTCGGAGAAAGGAGTTAATATGGCAAATTATAACGGTGGAAATGTTACGGCTCATATTGGCGCGGATATATCTGATTATCAGTCAGCAATGAAAAATGTTGCAGGTGCTACTCAAAGTGCACTATCTAGTGCCAATCAAGCGTTTTCTAGTATCGGTAAAACATTAGCAATTACAGGAGCAGCAATAACTGCGGTAGGCATTAAAAGTTTAACCGGATTTGGTAGCTTTCAAGCTTCATTAAATAAGGCTGCTGTTATCGCTGGCGGAACATCAAAAGACATTCAAGGGTTGTCTGACGTTGCTAACAAAATGGGTGCTGATTTGCCTTTGAGCGCTAAGGATGCAGCTGATGCTATGGTTGCGATGGCTCGTGATGGTGCTTCAATTGGAACAATCAAGAAAGAATTTCCGGCGATTGCGCAAGCTGCTACAGCTGCCGGTGCTGATTTACAAACAACGGCGAGCGTTGTGCAACAGTCAATGAACATCTGGGGCGATTCAATAAGAGTCAGCAACAGTCAGCGGCTATTTTAACGCAAACAGCTAACAGATCGGAAGAGCACACGTCAGCACGCCAGTCACCAGGACAACTCGTATGCCGTCA